ATTAATTACTAGTAGATTTCTCTATTGGTTTAGTGTATTCATAATTAACTGTGTCTAAGTTTTCTCTGAATACTATAGCCCCATTACGTAAGTGAAATCTACGTGCTAATTCAGTTTTAGGACTCAGTGTGACAAATCTAGTGACACTAGGATAATCACGTTGAATACCTTTAACTGCTTCGATTAATAGCTCCTGACCTTTACCCGCTTTATAACTCCAGATAGTATAAAATACCGCAGTAGTTGGAACCTGAGTAGTGTTGTTTAAGTCATTAACATTTTCGGGGACAAAATCATGGAAACTAACACATACCATTGCATCAGGTTTTTCTTCATCATTAGTTAATGCGGCAACCATTCTGCCATTACTGACTCTAAAATCAGTAGGTATTTCAGGACGAACAGGATCGTCTTTAATGAATTCAAGAAGTTTGTGGGTTAGGTCTTTGATGAAGGTTAGCATAATATACGTATTTATTCCACACGTATAAAATGCGTATATTATACGTTATAAATTGATTTTAAAAATCTCTCGACTAAAAGCTGGCGCTCATATTTTGTCTTGGCACCTAGTACAGTAATGTTATACATTTGATTATTTGCATTAACAATCATGGTAATACAAAACCCTGCTGCTTTAGTAAAGCCTGTCTTAATAGCTATAATACCGTCTCTACCAAAATATTGACTAGTTGAGTTAGATGTGATCTTAACTTTCTTTTTACCCTGATTAGAGTAGACTGTTACAGACTTAACTTTTGCTGCCGCTCTTACGATATCGTATTCATACATGGCTTTAGACAATAAAACAATATCAGTTATAGTACTGTAGTTCATTGGACTTAATCCAGTTGGTTCTACAAATCCAGTATGAAACATATTCAATTCTTTAGCGTGGTAATTCATTCGTTGAATGAAGTTGCTATAGCCCATAGGAAAATTTTCTGCCAATGTCAATGCGGCGATATTATCACTACCGATAAGGGCTAAGTTAATCAAATCCAATCTAGACAATATCATACCCTTGGATAGTTTGGTATTAGGAGTCTTTTTACTAGTTACAGTTAGTAGTTCATTTAAGTCTTGGTTTTCCTGTAAAACTGTATATACAGTCATAAACTTACTAATACTAGCAATACTCAATTCCGAGTTATCCAAGCTGCCATCAACTACTTTATTATTTGTAATATCATATACTACAGTAGTGGGTTGGCTCAGCGCCATTAACGGCAAAAACAATAATGATAGAAAAAACTTACGCATAGTATATTTATTTTTTCATATTTCAATACTGTAGTCAATAATATTGGCTAGCCACAAAAAAAGGGACCTAAGTCCCTTTTTGTAAACGCTCTATCTCGTTTGCGGCTTCTTCTAGTAAATCAGCTATCCTATCGGGTTTCCCCTCTTGAACAGATTTTCTATCTTGAATCTGTCGCCTAATCTCCGCTCGTTTTCTAAGACGGAAGACTAGGCTTTGTTCACTGACCGGTAGATGTGATTCGTCTTTCATGAAAACCTCAATAGAAAATATGTTGCGTCTTTAGAATCTTCAAAATAAAACAAGTGGATATGACTTGCCCAGCGACCTTGAATGTTATTGTCAATCCATTTTCTAATTCGTGGATATCCTTTTGATGGTCTGTACTCTACAGGTTCTGGTACCATCTGTTCAGCCATTGCCCTGGTTACTTTGACTTGCGTCCAAGTATAGTGAATATAGCGATGCATTGCATCACTTAACTCAACTCGTTTAGTATACCCTTCCTGTAGTTCAAAATTCATTGCCACCTCAATGAAAACAATGTAGCGTGTTTTGGATCACGGAAATAAAATCTAGCTATACCGTTTGGAAGACTAGTTTTGTACCAAATGATTTCGCTAATATGGAGTTCACCGTTTTCACCCTTGGCTCTACCGATAAACTCCCGCGTCCACTTTGTCGCTTCTATCCTACGATCTTCCGGGATATCAATCTTTGTGAATTTCATGCCCACTTCAATACAAAAAATGTTAGATCGCTGTGCGACTTGAATTTGATATAACGGTCGTCATGCTTCTTGGTGTTTTTGTAGATTGCATTAAACTTTGTCAGTTGCTTTTCAAAGTTTTTATCGTATGCATCCCAGCCAGATTTCCAATCAGTTGTGTCTTTTACATGTTGTAAAAAGTTTGCCCAGTATGATTCATACACCGGAGTTTCATATACACGACCGTTATAAACGTCCTTGCTTCTTTCAAACCCAATGACCAGGTCCTCGATTTTGATTACACAATCATTGGGTTTGATAGCCATTATGCACCAACAAAGTTACGCACCCACTCTAGACGGGCTTGCTCGTCCATAGCAGTGTATTCAACGATGTTAGCACGAATTGCGTCAACAAGAGGATAGTACTCTTCGTCCAGGTTGTGCTTGATGTCCTTGTTCAGGTCAACCAGCTTATCGGTACGAGGGTTACGTGCTACCCACTTTGAAGTCAGGTAGTAAGGGCTCTTGATCTTGGAGCTAACTCCGTCTTCGGTATAGAACACAAAGCCTTCGTGCTTACATTCCTTGACCATGTTCTTTAGTTGAGCCAGGTTAGTTGTTACACTTTCTGGAACAAAACAGTTGAACATACGACCAAGTTCTTGTAGCATGAAAACATCATGTCCTACCTTAGACCCCCATTCCTTTTCACGATAACCCAAGATGTACATACCAGGCTTTTCAACCACGATATGAGGATCGTTAGGATGTACGCATTCAAACATGAAAGTCATATCACGACAGTCATCAGCCATCAGTGCCATTTGCCAGTCTGCCCAGCACATGTGCTTTAGCATCATTTCTTTTGCCATAGCAACAAAGTCGCCAGAGGTAGAACCAGTAGTGGACACTAGAACGTCACCGTTATGATACGACACAGACACCATGAAACCGTTAACCTTACGGAAAGCAGTCACTTGAGTTTGGTCGTCCAATACAGGCGCTTCCTTTTCAATGCCATAGTTGTAGATTTTTGTGAAAGGATAAGCAACCAGGTTGAAATCCTTGTCAACAATCGTACCACGACACTCAGCGATATATTCGTTCCACAGGTTATCGTAGAACACCTTCTTCTTATACTTCAATACGTAGATACCTTCGCCAGCCTCTTTCATATTCACTAGGCCTGAAGTCTCTACATACTTTTTCAATTCTTCTTTAAACATTTCCCAATCCAATTCTTGAATAACCCAGATTGCTTTTGATTTCTTTGCGGTCTTCTAACAGTTCTTCCGCACGTTTTTCTTCGGAGTCAATTCTTTTCAGTGCGTCACTGAGCGTAGTGCCGCAAGAACCTACGTACTGTACACCGTCTTTCCAATGAGCGTATTGCTCAATCCCTTCACGAATGCCATTGTAGTATGCTTTGTTTAGTAGCCTCTTGTTCATGTTTCAACCCCGAGTTCTTACTGTTCGTAGGATTCTGTCTACATCATTTACCGGAGCGTCTCCAACTCCGAAATGTGTTAGAATATTTCCGCCAATCCATTCACATGCGCTTTCATCAGCCGAATCAGCAATCTTGGCACATTCCCGAACAATCAACTCGGCGAACAGTTCTAAATCAACTGAATGTAATGTGACTGCATTTTCGGGCTTCTTTTCTCCACGATAATACGCATGACCAGTTTCATGAGCATTAGCCTGTTCAGCAAGTTCTTTAATTCGTTCGTTCATTTTAAACTCCAACATACTTGCTTGCCTCAGCGTGAAGACCTCGGTCACCTTTAGTCATCACTTCGAGGAGCATACGCTTTTCTTCGAGGTAAGTCTTAGCAAACTCAGGGTCATGTTCCATGATAGACTTACTGTTACTGATAAGGTCAGCAAGTTTGATCGTCTGTGCCTCAGCAGGTGCCTGTGCAGTATGCTCACGATCCATTGCCTTGCGCTTTGCTCTGTTGCCATCTTCGGGCTTGCTCACATCAGTAAGCCAACCAACAAGGGCGGCAATGTCAGCACCAAAAGCAAGGTGAATGTCAGTGTAAGTGCAACCAGTGTCTTCCACAACATCGTGAAGCCAAGCGGCAGCTACCATGTCAGGAGTACTACCAGGTACACTTGCTACGATACTTGCGACCTCAGCAGGGTGAACAATGTAGGGCTGACCAGTGTACTTACGCTTTTGTTGGACTGCGGCGTGAGCAGCCATGGCATAGACTTGTGCCTTATGCACGATATCCACGCTATCAAGTTGCATTGTGAAACCTTCCATGCTCACTCCTTTAATCAATCAATACATGTATTATATGCCCAAAACGATTTATTGTCAAATTTTGGGCATACGATTTTGTTTCAGTCTCCAGAAAAGTCTCCAAGTCCTAGACTGTTTTGTCCAATGCAGACTTTGAGTTCCAGTAACAAAAGTATTACCGATCAGTTTACCAAAGGGTTTCGCTTTGGGCTGGCCTTTCAGTAATTTTAGACTAATACGTTCGTATGCAGTTAGTTTAACTCGCAAACCAAATCTCCTTGAAGCCTTCGTCCTCAGTAGGGATTTCAAAATTCTCGATCATACTACGCATAACACCGTCTGGAATATTCTTTCCAGGACGACTTGCCAAACGGCGATCTAATTCTTCTTTCTCAGGAGTGGCAAACACTACAGCAATATGCTCATAATCCGGTAGCATGTTAAACTTCTTTGTGCGGCTCTTTGCAGAGACAGAGGTCTGATCCCAGATAATGTCCTTGCCTGCTTCGCGGGCTTCTACTACTTGCTTAGCCATTAAGATTACCGCCTTATGCATATAATCATTAAAGACCTCGTTATAAGTTAGTCCTTGCTCTTTAGCGTATCTTTCAACAAAGGCATCTGTACTGACAACCACACAATCCTTTGCCCACTCTTGATTCTGAATCCATGTAGATTTACCAGAACCCGGCACGCCAACTAATTGATAACACTTAGCCATTCATTCTTCTCCGGTACAGTATGCAACCTTACACAAAACCCAAGGTTGACGATAAGGTGTTTCTTTTATTTCAGGTTGGTGATTGATAACAATCACCATTGCGATCATAGCAAAAACCATCTTAGTGGTGACTACGAATGTCACCCTTCAATGCGTCGGCAACCATCATATCAAAATCGCTAACAACTCGCCCAGTACTGTCAAACGCAACATCACGGGCACGATACTTTTCCATGCCAGTAGACTTACCGTGTACATGTCCGTAGAAATGTACTGCACCACGATGCATCTGGTCCCATTCATAGATAGGATAGTGCATCATAATGACGATTTGACCGTCATGGTTGTAACGCAGATACTGGTGAATCTCTTTGAACTCCTTACGGAATGCAGGATCATTCAACAGCTTGCGGTCATGATTGCCTTCAATCAAAATCTTACTACCGTTCAAACGGCGAAGAATTTCAACTGCATCTTTAGCAGGTAAGAACGCAAAGTCACCAAGAATGAAAACTTCATCCTCAGGCTTTACATCACGGTTCCATTCATGGATCATTTGCTCACGCATGTGATCCGTGTCAGTGAAGCCTGCCCGTGTTACTGGGCAGAACTTCATAATATTTGCGTGACCAAAATGCAGGTCACTTGTAATCCACTTTTTCATTTTCTTTTTCCAATCTTGCTTACAACATCAGCCTTGCTTTGTTGCAGTTGATTCAAGAAATTGCGATAGACCCGCAATGCGGCAATGCTCATTTCATCATCTTTGCCTTCCAGTTCCTGAATCTTATCTTGTAGTTCTTTCTCTTGGGCACGATGGCGTTCAACATCGGCTTTGAGACCTTTGGCTTCTTGCCAGAAAAACTTAGCCATATCGTGCTCCTTTCTATCTAAAACACTATTATAGTACCAAAAAGATTATTTGTCAATATGGAAAAAGGTAGTACTTTTACAGTACTACCCGTTCCTTCTTCACTCGCCCTATTCGGCTAGCCTTGTTCCAATCATACACGACACCATCAGGTGTCTTGCCATCTTTCACACTGTCAACACCGAACATGCCAACAATCTCAAATCCATCACCAACGATGGCAACAAATTCATTCAATGACTTAGCATAATCCATTGCGGATGCTAAGTCTACAAATTCTAAATCTTTTACTTTAATCATAATTATCTTCTTTTTGTGGAGGAACCCAAATCTTTTTGTTCCCCAGTTCATCATATTCGAACGGCACACCGTTGATAGTGTGCGGTTCGTCTTCATCGTAAGTCCAACCCAAGACACGCATCATCTTGTGCTTGACCATTAGGTTAGGGCTACGGTAGGCTTCGGTATCTTGAAAGCCCATCATTACACCAACTTCGCATACTGCGCCACTTCGACAGACGCCAGCAACACAATGCACGACAACATCCATGCGATTAGCAAGGGCATGTTGGAGTAAGCGAACTAAATCAGCAGCCTGCTCGTCAGTGATTTTGAACTCTTCGCCCCAAGGGTCATCACGTTCTAAGTCCAAGAACTCAAACTGATGAACTTCTTTGAACTTGTACAGTGGTGTAGGAAACTCCATGCATGGATCCACAATCTGAATCAGCATAGAATTCTCGCCAACACGAACGTGTTGACCTTTTGGTATATCAGCAAGTGCTACGTTTTGAATCCACATATTATCTCCAAAGTAAATCAAAGTTGCCAGCTAACACTTTTGTAGCATTGGCAACTTTACCAGTTAAGTGATCTTGAACTTTATCATCTTGGAAACGATATGTGCGAATCTTGTCACCGCGCATGCCAGAACCAACTTGTTTCTTTCTATCACTAGCTACTGCGTCATTGTACACTGTTTGGGTATTGTTGTCAACACGTTCCTGTATTGCATTCAATGCTTCATTGTAGCTATTCTCACGACTGCGACACTGTGCCGTTGCAACAACGCCACTTGGTATGTGTGTTATTCTGCAACTGTTTTGATGCTTGTTACGATGTTGACCTCCTGCTCCAGTGCCACTATACCACTCAACTCTAAGGTCTTTTTGTTGTATAGTTGTTTTGATTTCAGCAGGGTCAATAACAGCGACTGTGACTGTGCTTGTATGCACTCGTCCCTTTCGCTCTGTTGGAGGCACACGCTGTATTCGGTGTCCTCCTGACTCGTTGTATAAGCCGGATAAATCAGTACCCTCTATCTCTAGATGGATTTCGCCTTGATACTCATTTATCAGGCGGGTAGTTCAGCCGAGCTTGCTAGCCATGCGAATGTAAGACTTCGCTAAATCTTTTACAAACAACTTACTGTCATCGCCGCCTTCTGCGGCTCTAATCTCAATTACACGTTTCATGATATTCTCCTTTATAAACGTTGAGTATTTATTTTAGCACAAATAAGAATGGCCGGTCAACTCTCACCACAAGAGTCACCGGCCAGGACAAACCTATGTCGTTTACGTATTTTATTTCTTATGGCAGTTGTTAGCGTTCAACTTCCCTAGATAGTTTTCGTGCCCGTTAAATCAGGCCGTAGGGTCGGGTTCTAGCGTACCCAGCCGGTCTTTGGTGATGGCTATCACCCACTTCTTTAACGGAGAAGTGTAGCCGGGTTAATCAAGCAAGATCGTAACGATCCTTCATGACAGTCTTCAACATGATAGCTTCTGGGGTGAAGTCATCCATGCTACCGCTCAAGATACCACCGGCAACAGCAGGGCTGAAACCAGAGACCATTGCAGTACCAACCTTGTCAAACTTGACAGGAGTGTTGCCGTATGCGGCGTTCAAGTTCCAGAACACAACCTTTGGAAGAGTGTAACCTGCTTCCGCGTACTTGCGTTCCATCATCTTGATAGCACTTTCGTCCTTGCCGTCTACTGCACCATCAAACTGCATGTCAGAGAAGATCACCAATGTTTCAGGCATTTCTGCTTGAGGAACACTGTTGTCCTTCGCTGTCTTCAAGATCAAGTCAAATGCCGCGTTCAAGTTGGTGTTAGCAACTTCACCAGTGTTCATTTGATCAATCTTTTGATTGATGTTACCCTTCAAGTTTACCAACTTAGGAGAACGGCTGAATGTCAAGAAACAATCAGCGAACTTACCCTTGTTCTTGTCAGCGAAGTACAAGCCCAAAGAGATTGCAACTTCTAAGCAAGTCAAGCCAGACTTAGAGTTGTAACCACCAGCAGAACATGTCATGGAGCCGCTAGAGTCAACCATTGGCAACACGTTAGCGTCACCAATGTAGTTAGGCAATGCGTCCCACTGAGCTTGGATAACATCCAACTCTTGCTTAGACATGTTGCGTGTACCGTAACCGATACGACCCTTCAACACATCGTAGGGGAAAACTGCACCAGCGTTGATTTTAACGCCAGCTTCGCCCTTCACCAACTTAGCTACATAGTCAGCGTAAGTTGTGCCATTACGACCAAACGCTTTCTTGTAACGTGCATGTGCCACTGAAGGTACATGTGAGAAGTTGATGTTGTCCCAGTCCTTAGCACACATTTGTGTTTCCACAACGTTGGTCAAAGATACCAATGACTTACGATATTGCTTAGGAGTCATTCCGAAGAATTCACGGATTTCACGTGCGACTTCGCCCTTACGAGGAGTCCACTTAGCAGCAAGACCATTTCGGTTACGCAGTGCGTCACCAAGCATGGTGTATGCCTTTTCTTTGACAGGCTTAGTCTTAAAGACAAGCAAGTCATCGTAACGACCGATTTCAGGAATCTTCGCCATCAGACGCATAGCATCCTCAGGGTTTGTCTTTTCCAGATACTGCAAGATATCACGGAAGAGTTGACGTTCACCGGAACCACCACGAGCATCACGTGCCCATTGTGCGATACGGAGAGCCAGATCGGAGTTTTCTACGTAAGCCGCAGTGAAAGCAGGAACGATGTTCTTGCCACGGCTTGCACCGATGTTATAGAACAAATCCACACATGCGTTAGCACTGGATTTGCGAGCCTTCATACCGTTAGTGGTACGAGTTTCTTGGTTCTTGATTGCTTCTGCGAATTGCATAGGTTCTCCTTTCTATGATTTTATGCAACAGGATGCGCTTTTAGTTTCATTTACAGTGAAATTTTAAAGTTGCTGAATGCATCCTAAAAAATGATTATAACACAGCTTTGTTTATTTGTCAACAGGATAGTTGGTGCCACTTTTGACTGAAATAGCAAACAGTTTTGATAGACTTGAAGTTATCGCTGTCCATCGATCAGTTACGGGTATTAGCCGTTAGAAGTTTGCTGAACCTATCCTAATAAGTTAAACGGGATGTTCGGAACCGATAAAGTTTTTCTGTCTGCTCTAATCTAGTCACCTTTCGGATATAGTTCCTTAGACGCATACCAACATTCATGTTGGCTAGTTTGTGTTGTGTCTGTACAAACATCATATATGTCTTTCCATAAGTCGTCAGTTCCATGAGCGTCTAGTTTCCTAGAAATAGTGCGAACACTATGCCTTGCGGGCCACTTTCTACTGCATTAGTTGCTACAAGTATTTTTAAATGCTGCAATCATCCCTACAAATCATTTAATACAAGTATTGTATCACCGTTTGATTAGTTGTCAAAAAGTTTTGGGTAAACTTGCTAGGTCGTCCTTGTCCCTAGCTTTGCGGCAATATGTTTTAGATTTTTCTTTTGTCACGGATCCGCTTTACCTTGAACCGCAAAAGGATTTAAACTTCTGGCAGTGAGTTAGGGATTCGAACCCTAGTGCCGCTTACGCGACCATCTGATTTCCAATCAGCGCCCTTAGGCCTCTCAGGCAACTCACTATGTTGGCGGAAGCGGTGAGATTCGAACTCACGGAACACTTTCATGTTCGGCAGTTTTCAAGACTGCTGATATAAACCACTCATCCACACTTCCAATTATTCTAGTATTACACCTGGTCTCTTTGTTGCAAAGATATCATGGTGTACTACTATGGTTTTATATCCTAAGTTATGTAGGTATTGTTCTAATCGAACTCTTCCCTCATCCTTAGTATCATCTTTTTTACTTGAACCTAAGTTCAAATATTCTACGTACAGATCAGGACTATAAGTTTCAATAGTTTTCTTTGCCCCATCTAATACTTCTATGTCAAGACCTTCTGCATCTACTTTTATGTAGTCTACTTTTTCAAGCTGGTAATCCATGACAAACTTATCAACGGTTGTCATTTTGATTCTTTGCTTTATCGTAGGGATAGACTTATAGGTGTTAGACAAGTCTATGTCTGCTACAGAAAATGCGGCAAAACTCCCTTGAGTTTCATAATCTACTTCATCAATTTCGATGAACTTTTCTTCGTTACCTAATGCAAGTTCATGGGCATAAACATTGAAAATATTGTTGATTGCCATATTACCACAGAGCATTTGAAACACTTGTCGTTGTGGCTCAAAACAATATACCTTACCGTTTTTTGTAGATAAGAAACGTGCTACCCATGTAGCAAAAGTTCCTATGTTTGCTCCAATGTCTAACACTACTGGACTATCAACGGTTGACAATGCTCTAAAAGCAATGTCCGCTTCTACTGTATTATTGTTACCGTGATCCAGTAAAAAACTACCGACGCTTACTCCGTCGGGACCACGATCAAAACGATTGATTATCATTAGACCATGGTCACATGAAACTAAAATGTTTCTACGTAGACTATCACCTATATTAAACATATTTGTTTGGTGGACCGACGGGGAATCGAACCCCGACCCGAGGCTTGCAAAGCCACTGTGCTCCCGTTATCACTATCAGCCCAATTGTTATTTGTCTCTAATTCTCTTTAAATAGTCACGACCAACATGACCTTCTTCGATTTCAGTTAGTGCAGTAAGAACAGGACCATTCTTTGTTTCCATTTTAGGTCTATGTCCTCTACGCAATTCTCTTACTCGCTGTGACGCAATCAAGATTAAATCATATCTGTTACCGACTTGATTCACTGCTTTTTCACTACTAATACGTGACATATTTACTTTCTGTTTTGGAGCGGGATACGAGGATCGAACTCGTGACTAAACCTTGGCAAGGTCTCGTGTTACCATTAGCACCAATCCCGCATGTTACTGGTGGATCCTAGTGGGGTCGAACCACTGACCTTCGCCTTGTAAGGGCGTTGCTCTACCACTGAGCTAAGGATCCGATATTCTATTTAGCCCCCTTGTTCGGAGTCTTTAATTTCTGTTTGTCGAGCAATACGCTCAAATTCATCATCTTCGTTTTGTTGATCGTCTATTACTTTAGGATCAGGCTTACGAAAAATTCTATCAAAGTTATCAGCGAATTCGTCTTGACTTACGCTGTATGGGCGAGGTCTAGAACCTTTACTCATTTTCCTTGACCCCTGTATGCCTTATGTGTTTTGCGAGACTTGTTAGCAGTACTGGTCTTGCTACCATTCTGACAAGTATTCTTAACTACACGCTTGCGATTACCATCATTTAGTTTTGCCATGTTTTCCTCTTTTAGTTAATTGGTCGGGGTGGTGGGATTCGAACTCACGACCCTCTGCTCCCAAAGCAGATGCGCTAACCAGACTGCGCTACACCCCGAATATTCTTACAGAAAATCCTTCAAACGTTGACGTTCTTCTGGAGTCAATATCAACGAAAACTTTACTTGCAATTCGTCAGCATTTCTTGCACCTTCGTATTTAGACAAGAATCTCAATTCTACTAAATCACTTGGGTTAATGCAAGGACGAATCTCTGCAAATGTTTTGTATGCTTCGTTTTCTTGAATGACAGTTTTCATGATTTCCTAATATTGTTGGTTGCGGGTAAGGATTCGAACCTCTGGGCCGAGCTTATGAGACTGACCTATCACCTGATTTCCCGCGTAGATATTTACTTGAATTATAACAGGTTCTCTTTTTTCGTGCTGCCATTACACTACACTAGCGACCAACCTAGTGCCGGGATTCGAACCCGGACCCTCTTTTTTTCAGAAAGATTATAAAAATTGCTGAAAAGAACCTAACGGTCAAAACTGGTTGCGAGAGGATGGAATCGAACCACCGACCCTGAGCTTATGAGACTCATGAGATACCACTTCTCCACTCCGCAATAATTAAACGGGATACGTTTCTTGACGAATGCCTTTACCATTTGGCTAATCACGCATGAAGCGTAATACTGGACTCGAACCAGTAACACATCGTTTGATGTAGTTTGCTGTATGTATCCCAAAAGTGGTGCCCCCGGGGAGAGTCGAACTCCCAAAATTCGGATTTTGAATCCGACACGTATACCAATTCCATCACAAGGGCATTAATTCACTCGCCTAAACTCTACTTTCATACCAGAGTCTAGGTTGAAATCTGCTAACAAACCTTGTTCTTTTTCGGCAGCAATGACTGGCCAATAATCGTTAGGTTCGTAGGTTTCAGTTTCTAATGTCACTGTTTTCCAAATTTTTTCGTTGATGTAAATTTTTAATTGCATAGTAACATTATTTATCATTGGTGCGAGTGGAGGGACTTGAACCCTCAAACCTTACGGTGCAAGATTTTAAGTCTTGTGTGTATGCCGATTCCACCACACTCGCATTATTCTTACTTATTTCCCTGCAAACTGCGAGAAATATTCTGTTTATGTTCATCAGTCTTGGGTTTGCCTTTATTACCAGTACCGTTACTGTTGCCTATTCTGCTTTGACGCTTACAGGCTTCTTCGTAACCATACTTCTCGACTTGAGCATGCCAAGGGCTCTTCCAAGTACCATTATCTTTTGCATCTTGCACATTTTCTTTTCTTGTGCCCCAATAAAGATGCTTTGGATTTGAACACTTGTCATTATGACAAGCATGACACAAATCAACTTTACTGGGCAAGTTTGTATCTAGGTATTGTGCTAAAACACCGCGATGAACTGTACTGTTTCCGCCTCGCTCAATACAAGGTTCAGTAAGGTCTAAGTGTTGTGTTCTGCTTTCCCTAGATTCTTTGATCCATTCTTCTACCAATTTCATAGCTATCTCCTCATATCTATTTATACTAAACACAAGAAAATAAATGATTTGGTGTCTACTTATAGTTATAGTACAGTACATTCCCAAGATTGTCAAGTCTTGTAGCTTTGTAGTACACCGTAATCAGAGTTTCGAACCTCTGAGATGTAGCACTCGTCAAAGGTAACCGTTAAGTTCAAACCCTAAGACTACGTGGGCAAGTTGAGTCCCCTATATTTGACAAGAATGTACTATACTATAACCATAAATTAGTGTACTTGGGTTGGCAGACTGTAAAGAGATAATTCTTATTCTATTGTAGAATTATCATAGTATTTGTACGTTTGCAACCATACGAACACCGGAGTCTGGCAGATGTATTTAAAGATTTAATTAATATATTAAACCAAGTACACTAGTTTATGGTGCCCAGGGTCGGACTCGAACCGACACGCCTTTCGACACTGGCTTCTAAGACCAGGGCGTCTACCAATTTCGCCACCTGGGCATAAACTAACGAACAACTTTTTAAAGAACAATCAGTGATTTCTCACTGTCAATACATGTATTGTATCAGACCTTGTATTTGTTTCAAACTGTTTTGGATAACTATCTGAAACTATCTATTGGAGCGGGCGATGGGAATCGAACCCACGACTTTAGCTTGGAAGGCTAAGGTAATACCATTTTACGACACCCGCAATAAATATATTTATGTACACTTACGATGCTATCACAAAAACCGGGTTACACATTCATTTATCAATGAATGAAAACACAGAATGTTACATCCTAGTATACGACCTATACACTCATTACATGGAGATGAAGTTCTTTACAGACCAAGAGACTGCCAAAGAGTTTATCAACTCATTATAATGGTGCGCCCACTTGGAATTGAACCAAGACTCAACGGTTTATGAGACCGCTGCTTTACCATTAAGCTATAGGCGCATCTTTAACAATTCAAACTAAACTTGTTTTGTTGAATCTGAATTATATCATCTTTCAGAATTTTTAGCAACTTCTTGGGAAACTGATTCCATTTTGCTAAATCTCTTTCAGTCTGATATCCTTTAACTTCTACATACACATCTTGGTCGGGTAAGTAGAAATCAGGAAAATATGTCCTATCACCATTCCACGTGTAACTGAAACCTTCTGTGTTTCGTTCGCATGGAATGTTATTATTCACACACCATTTGTAGAACTCAAGTTCCCAGTTACCTTGAAACTTGAGTCCATTGTATTCAATCTGTTTTGTTCTTCCTCTATTGGAAGAAGTATACGATTCAGGAAACTTTTCTACAGCCTTTTTCATTGACCGTGATTGCTTGACTTTGTTTTCAGGATCACTCCATCGTTCCTTGTTCAAACTTTTTGTGTGTTCACTGAATTTCTTTCTGGTCTCGTCCTTAATTACATAAGGAATTCCAGTTTGTTTAGCTTTAGTCCATTGATTTGGCATAGTAGTCTCCGTAATGTATTTATCATTTACGGAGTCTACTGCTGGATTTGGTGCCCCTAGCAGGACTCGAACCTGCACACGGTGGCTTATCTGGCCACTGCTTTGGCGGAGTATAAAGCCGCGTCTTTACCAATTAAGCTATAGGGGCAATATGACAGGATGCTTTTTTGCGTTTTTGATTAAAAGTCAAATGCATATAAGTTGCTGAACGCATCCTAAAACTTGGCATCCCCTGAAGGATTCGAACCCTCACCAACGGTTTTGGAGACCGGTATGCTGCCATTACACTAAGGAGATATGTATCTGTGGGCAATATACAAACTTGAAGATATTGCTTGGTGCATGTCAATGTAGACATACATTCCGCAACGTCCTATAAAAGTAACTTTGTCGTTCTTTATGTTTGCATACTGTTTGTATTTAGCACGATTGACACCATCACTATCCTTAACAGGATAATATCTTTCGTAATCATTGTCCTTGTAATCACAAGGAGTCTCATACGTTACTGATGTAACAGAATCATTCATACCGTGATTAGGTAGATTCTTCCATTCAGTGATTCTAGTATTAGGTCCGTTGTGCGTAAAGTTGATAACAGGATAATCAAACAACTTTGGCATGGGCAAGTCTACTGTTGTAAACTTGATAGACCTATACGGCAACTCACCGTAACAGTAATCGTAATAAACATCAATAGGCATCGAATTGAATACATGACTGTATTCGGACTCTATAGACCTATCAAATTTTGTATTCAGTTTGACCGTGATGTTATCATGGTCAAGAATTCTTTCAAACATTTTCGTATAGCCATTTGCAGGCATATACTGATATGTGTCATTGGGAAAGTATAAATCAGTGTCATCCTCACGAATGGACACTCTGCGAATTACACTGTCATCTATGTCCTGAAGGTCTATGCCCCACATTTTTTTAGTGTAGGGTACATAGAATGTATCTTTGACATAGTTCAATCCATATTGTTCTACAAACGTATATGTTGGAGGAAATGTCACTAACGTACCGTCATGTAACATAGCCTTTACTTTGTGTTTGTATTCAACCCAATCAGTGAATTGACTTACCCATTTAAATACGACTTCATTGTGAGTATGAAAAATATGTGTTCCATACTTGTGAATCAATATGCCGTGTTCGTTGATATAATCGTATGCGTTGCCACCTATGTGATTGCGTTGGTCAATAACTGTAACTTTACAACCATTAACTGCTAACTCACGTGCAACAGTTGCGCCAGCGAATCCTGCGCCAACGATTAAGATATTTTGTTTTGTTCCCATAACATTTCAAAATCATTGTTATAGAATGGAATGTCTTCCGTCTTGCTTACATGAATTGCTAATGTACGCATAGGCATCAACATAGTAACATCGGGTTGTGCCCAAACGTTACTTATTGTGTTACCTTCCCAAAGATGAGGTTCATCGCCGATCGTGAGTAATGCATCAAAAAACATTCTGTACTTGTGCATGACGCTTGTTGGAATCATGAAACTCTCATGCGTATACCACGTTGTCCTATAATATCTATCTGGTCCAGGAAACACATAGCATTCTCTGAAATATGTATCGTTGTGCAGATTTCTAGGATGTGCGTACAACTCAGGAAAGTCCTGAGTGAATATACCAACGTCAACGTTTGGAAGATACCTATCAAAATACTGATAGGCTTCAATCATTCGTTCCATGCTATCAGGATAATGTAGATAGTCATCTTCTACAAGATAAACTAAATCGTCCTGAGGCAGATTGTATATGTATTCAAGTGCCTTACTAGCACTATACCGTGACTTTTGCTTTGGATTCAGTTGTGAATCATCACGCTGACCTAATAAGTTAATACTTGCGTTAGGCGCAATTCTGCGAATTGCTTGCACTGTGTCATCGGTTGATCTGTCATCAATGATATGGAGAGTGTGCTCCATACTATTTAAATTTTTAAGTGATGTAACTAGCGAGTTTAGGCACCTAACTATACATTCATTCTTAGGAACGATACGATTAGATTGTAAACTCGCAGTGTCACAAGTTCTTAAAACAACATGCAATTTGGTCATGCTATTACTTAGTATGACATATACTGATACCTAAAAATACTAGAAATTCATAGCCCCACTGGTTTACAATAATACAAGTTGTAACTGGTATCTACTGCGACCAATCTCGGGTTCGCTTCAAACTTTTTGTTCTTAGGTATGGATTGTTCTTTTTTCTTATACAGGAAATAATCACGGTCTTTGTCAAAGTCAAAAATATACTTTTTATATACCCATTTGACGGACTCGCTTGTGTTCCTGAACTTTAAATTTGGATCGGTGTGTTTCGAAACTGACCATTGCTGGTACCTAACATCCGAAAACCACCTAAATACATTCTTGTTAAAGAACTCTTGTGCATTAACCGTATTGTCTAAGGTTGAGTAAACCCATCCCATATAAACACTATCCCCGCACCAGCCTTTGTCAAATTCTATCCAAGATAAGAAATCATATACTGTTTCAGCCTGAATGTCATATTTGGTTAGAGAATCAACTGTATATTGATATGCAATATCGGCTGAATCTATATTTGCATTTGCAGAAAGATAATCTAGGATTATATCTTTGTTTTTTGTCCAGGGTTTGTTTAGAGATTCTGGATACTTTTGACACAGTAAATCACTATGAACTCCCGGTGTACAAATACAATCTCCGTGATTCCCAGTAACATACAAGTCATTGTTATTGAACTTAGTGATACCTAGAAAGAAAAGATTAACACTGGTTGTCTTGAGTTTATCCTTAATGTAGCTGTTATACAGAACAGGATGTTCGTCAATGCAATATTGATTGAGTACTACCGTTAATCTATCTAATGATTCTTTAGGCCAATTTTTTAATATAGCAATTAATATCAAAGTAGAATCTATTCCACCACTCCAAAACAAGTAGACATTGTTAAACTGTATGGAATATTCTAACAACTCAACCGCCAATGAATCTGTTATGTCATTGAAATCTAGTCGGTGATCCTTATTCAAAATATCAAACGAGGAGTTGAAGGCTAAATTATCATGTAGATTAAACAGGTTATTCGTTAAATCGAACCGTGAGTAATATGTCCCATTGACGGCTAGCATCATCTTGAATTGGTCTTTGTCTTTTCCACTAAGAGTGTGCTCAAAAGGAATGTTAGGATTAGTTTGTTGAATCCTAATCAAGTCTACATAATAGAGGTCAATATCTCTGAGCGGAATATTGTTGTCCAATACATCCAGATAAAATATGTTATTCATATAATGTAGATTTATGTTTGGTGGAGACGACTGGAGTCGAACCAGTAGTGCCTTGCGGGCGGCGGATTTACAGTCCACTGGGGTTACCAATTTTCCTACATCTCCATTTACTATACTGAAACACACTTTAGTCAGTCTTTCACTGATCTTATCAGTACACAATCTTCCAAATGTGTTTTACAATAACTATTATGAAGCACATTACACACAGAACTGGGCACTCTTTGGAATGCGTCGGTGACGTATGTTCCCAATGGAATATGCTTTATAATAATTGCTGGTTACATTCTCCAGCTTGACATTCGTTGTCAATGTAGCAGTACGCTGTTTTAAGTCCTTTACAGGTGCTTGCTAAAGCTGTTACGGAAAACAGAAACCGCCTTCTGGTTTACACCATACTGAAACACACTGTTACACCTGTAACCAGATAATAACCCTCATACGAGAGTCACCAATGTGTTTCAGTATGGTGGCTACGGGAGGCTTGCCATCGCCCTTAGGTTATACCCGTATTACTCGTTGAAACATACCGAAGTATGGAGTCGGTTTCAACAAGACCCTACTACTCACCGAAACTCATCTAGTCCGCAACACATCATCATGAAGGGCCCAGTAGCCTCTAGTGTTACAGAAACTGGTTACATTCTTCCTTTACGCCAACCTTCCGGTATTGGTTGTTGACGACCGATCATTTTGTTAGCAACACCGTCAGTAATCCAGTGCTTGCCAAAGTTAGGATTTGAATCACCGGGGCGACCTTTTTTGTTTCCCATCTTTTGAATAGCACCTGCTACATAACCTTCTGGTATAGGATCTGTGTTTTGAATAACAAGATTCTCTATGCCATTGTTTACCACACGGCGACCAAACATTGGATTGTTCTCTCCAGAGTTCATTCCTGCTTGTCTGTCTTTGCGTTCCTGCGACCACTTGACGCCTTTATTATGTGCCGGAAGTCCTTTTTTGACCCGACTCAAACGCTGTTTGGTTTCTTCACGGTGCGGATATGAACCACCATCACCTGATTCTGCCTTCAAGTTAGCCCATTCATCGCTTTCAACAACATTCCACAATGTGGAGTAATATTCTCCCCATTGCCGAATTTCGTCATTGGATTCGCACTCACGCAAAACCTCAGTTGAAACATCATTTCCGTGAACACTTAGATGATTGTTCCATCGTGTTCCGGAACCTTTGTAGGTATAAGGATCACTTTCAGTTTTGCCCAAGTATTTGAGACCAGTTTGATTATGCGTTTTCTTATAAAGATAGTAAGTCATACACTTATTTATCTTTTGTATTGAAGTCAGCACGATTTACTACGGTCAGTCAGGCTGAGATGAACCATTACTGGCGCAGTCGTGTAGGACGATTCTGCTTTGGCTGTATCACTACAGTTATTCTAAAGAGACTATGCTCCCAAATTCTTATACCCGCGTACACTTACAATATTGAAATTGTCTACCTTGCTCGTATCCGGGCAAAGCTGTGTCCGCTCACATCCGTATGGCCTATACGTTTATGTACGCGAGTATAAGAACTTGTCTTATACTTCAATTTTTAAAGAACATCACCGATTTCTCAGTGTCAATACATGTATTGTACATATATTTTGATTTATTGTCAACAACTTTTGTTGCCTACCATATAGAAACACACTAGTGATTGGTTTGCCAATCTTCACTCAGCCACTCATGACCAACTAATGTATTTTTATATGGTAGAAGCACAGGGACTTGACTCTACCCTAGCAATCTTTTAACTCGTCTGTAATTAGCTCCCTTGTCCGCTAACCCCAAACTTCGCAAAGCCTCAGATGGGGTGTCGTATGACTTTAGGGCTTCTAGTAAGTGTTCATCGCTTACCTTTTCTTTCTTGTTGTTTCTTCCCCGCCATGTTTCTGTTTGTGAATGACAATTAGGGCAAAGGCATTCTAAGTTAGACCTTTCATTGTTCTTAGTGTTTCCATCCTTATGCTCTAACTCAAGCACCAGAGGATTACCATTCCACTCTGAAATTCCACAATGATTACACTTGCCTTCTTGTTCTTCCAAGACCCTGCGTTTCCTATTCTCACTACCTAGTTGTTCAAACGGGGTAGTCTTATATTTGTTCAGTGCCCAGGCTTTTGTTTTGGCAATATTACTTGCTCGTTCTTCTGGTGAAATGGGGGTTTTTCTCGCGGTCTTACCGATGTTCACGACACTTTTCTTTTGTTTGCTTTCTTCGGAAAAAACTCGACTGTTAGCACATTTCCTAGAACAAAATATTCCAGGCTTATCGTGCGGTGTATTACACTTTGGGCAATTTTTCATAATATTGAACTCTCACTTGACTATACTTTATTTATGCCTACAGTTCAATTTTATCAAAAATCGCTTGGTGAGTCCACCCGGATTCGAACCGGGAGTCTTACAGATTAAAAGTCTGATGTTTTAGCCGTTAAACTATGAACCCAAATATGGTCCCACGCCACGGTAACGATCCGTGTTTTACCGGTTAAGAGCCGGTTACATCACCTTAATGTTTGCGAGGGATAAGCAGTATTAGAATTTTCTTTTACGTGCCATCCCTAGACCATACTTGGAAGTCTAAAGATGACACTATCGTTTACCTGAACGTTTCATGTCATTTCCTTTAAAATTAAATTATACAACAATTAGGGTTTGTTGTCAACCACAACTTGGAGGTCAGGGTAGGGGTCAAACCTACCTAAATCGGGTTTGCAATCCGATGCATAGTCGCTCTGCCACCTGACCATTGTTTGGCCGAGAGTGTGGGAATCGAACCCACTCGCCGTATCACTACAACGACAGATTAGCAATCTGCTGCATTACCATCCTGCCCACTCTCGAAACTTGGCGATGCGTACCGGGCTCGAACCGGTGACCACAACAGTGACAGTGTTGTATTCTAACCAACTGAACTAACGCACCGTAATCTTTCCTTGAACTAGTCGGCCTTTATGGCCTCCTTCGTTCATTCTTTTCCTACCTTCCTCACTGACATTTTTAACTCCCCAGGTGTCAGTCTGGGAATGACAGTTAGGACACAAATAACGATAATTTTCTATCTTATCGTTTTTGTTGTTTCCATCTATATGGTCAATTTGCAATCGAATGGGTTTACCATTGTACTCATTGATACCACAATCAGAACATTTATACTCAGTGAACCTCTTGAAATAAGAGGAAGCATTAGCCTTTGTATATGTTCCGCTTTTTATTAACTCTTTTAATCTGTGATCTGCCGAACAACTTTGACAGCAATATTTGCCTCTGCTCTGTGACGGATGCCACATAAACTCAGTATCACAATTTAAACAATTCTTCTTTGGCATAGGTTAGACCTTTCTGATATTATTTATCATTCTAACCTAATTAACGCACCATTATAAAAATCGAAACCAGTACACATGATTTTTGCCCTGTATAAGATACATGACAAATTAGCTCATTTGTGCTTGCACTGCACTCAAGGCAGTGAACAGTCGCCACTCTGTCTTTCCTCTGATTTCAGAAACTTTGAAGGATTACACGGCGTTAAACTGTCAGCCTCTGCTCGTTTAACTTCTGTCCTTCGGCAGCTTTTTCCGCCGACAATACTTTTCCTTACCCTACTGGACCGACTTACCTTTTGAGCATCGTCAATCGCATCTGCTTGAACTACCAATGCACACTTGATTGAAGCCCCCGCGCTCCGGCAGGGGTCGGTTTCCATCTACTCTAGTACTTGTTATTGCCTTAGTATTTTTGGAAGCGCCACGGGGAGTCGAACCCCGCTTCTCAGGATGAAAACCTGATGTCCTAACCGATAGACGATGGCGCCATAAATTTGTTTTTGTTTTTGTTCGTATAGTTACGTACCGCTCATTTCCTTAGACCGCTCGGCAGAACATAAACACTATACATAAACACACTATCCTGCAGCTCTTTCTTCGGAACAGACTGTACACTTTCGTGTCTCCACTGTTTGAAGTGTGTTTGTGTATAGAGCCCTGAACTTAACAGGGATATACAATTCTTAAATTTTAAAGAACAATGTTGATTTCTCAACTCATGCTATGAGTGTATCACAGCACCGAATTATTGTCAACTGATTTGTAATGTAGTTTAGGCTGATACTTGATAAATGATAGTAGGACTCGAACCTACACGCAGTTTCCCGCAGGGCCTAATATCGGCCCCATGTCTACCAGTTTCCATCATATCAACTCCCTTCTCTTTCGCTCGGCAAAGCTACACGAATCGGGGTCAAGTTTCAGACTGCTTTCAGATTGCCGTCATCAGCCTAAACTACACTACAAATTGTTAAAGAACGTTTGATTGATTTCTCAATCGATACATGTATTGTAGCACCGACTTGATTTATTGTCAAGCGATGTATCCTTTTTCTTTTAGAAACGGAAGTATTACTTTTTCAGTAAACTCTCCATGCTGACCTGTTCCAGGATGAGGGTCATTCAGATTTGGAAAGGGTAGTGATCCTTTCTCTTTACACCACTCATATTCGCCCTTTATAGGCAAAAATTTGTCCATATCAATCATGTCGTACAAATATTTACACTCAGGGTGATTAACGTTTTCTAAGACATGACCCATATATGAGGTCATCATATAATCAATGTTATTCGTTTTTAGAAACCATTGAACTCGTAGAATATGTTCCAACGTTTGTATTTGTGCCATAACACCGTCGTACAACTCTTTATAGTAAATAGTGTTTATTCTAGTTTGCCAGTGTTGGTTGAATATATACCAATTTTTATTATTGTTTTCTTTGACAAACGAAGTTGGGTTCTCCATCCACCCTTCGGCATTTTTTCTATAATCAGAGTCTGATTTCTGAAAATATGAATCAAACCTATTAGGTCCACTCCACATGATACAAACTAAAATATCTTTCGGATGTGTCCCTTTATTCAAGTAATTTGCTATTTCGTAAATAACTCTGCGACTTATCAAGCCATTACCTTGACTACCCATAGCAGTAGAAACATGTGTATAATCAGGCAATGATTTTGCTAAATGCCTGGGCCAAGTATCAATGTTGGTGCTTATACATTCGCTGAAACTGCATCCACCTGTTATTAGTATTTTACTCATAGTTAATTGGTCCGGCGTAGTGGAATCGAACCACTATTTAAGGTTTAGAAGACCTTTGTTCTATCCGTTGAACTAACGCCAGAAGTATGTATTGTATTTGATAATTGAATTTATGTCAACTCAAAACGATATACTAAAATCCGAATCTAAGGGATTATTGGGCATATCAAACAGATGCGGCAACCTTACGTGGTTTTTCCAAGATAC